TATTTTAATTTATTTTTTGTATAAAAAGTTAATTGATTTCCCATTATTTAACCGCCTCATTTATTTTTTCCAACTCTTCGACTAAATGGGTTTTTAATTTATTTTTATCAGTAATGGATAAATCTTCAAAATTATCAATGCGAAACATTCCAAAGGTAAAATTTTGTTTATCAATTTTATTTTTATAACCTATATCATCATATAAGTTGCTTATATCCTTATTGATTTTCTCATTATCTTTTTTTACTTTACCAGGTTTGTTATTTTCAAGACCAATATTTTTATATTGTAATGCCAGATAATCATTGCTCTTTTTGATTTTTGATAACGGTTCTTTATCAATATTTTTAATAAATTTATCTAATTGGTTTTTGGTTTTTTTATCGGTTTTAAACCCGGCCTTTAATAAATCGGCCCATAACGTTTTGACCTGTTTAATTAAATGATCCCTTTCAGCCTTTTCGATTTTAGGATCGATTTGTTTTTGATTTGTATGATTAACATCTTTACCCGATGCCCCATTACCATCATCATCATCGTCCACATTTAATCCCAAAATTGAGACGAGAGCATAGCGCCGTTGGTATGTAATGGCCGACCCCATATCCTGTGGAGTAGTTGGTTTTTCTTTTTTAGTTTGTTTATCTATATGGATAGTCGGTTCCATAAAATAACGGCTTTTAAAATATTCTCCTGATTTATGCATTAAGATAGTTTCAAGACCATATTTCCCGATCGGGCATTGAATAAATGTTAAATCCGCTCCTAATAATGGATCTTCAACCGCATCCAATATACTAGGCAAACCGGCATATTTACTTTTAAAAAATGGGTTTGTATCTTTCTTAATTATTTTTTTTAAACTTTTATGAAATTTATTTAGCGCGACCGCAATTTGACCAATCGCTGGGGAGTGTTCTATTCCCGCGTTATTTGTATTATCCATATTTTCGCTCCTATGAAATTTATTATTTTTTTGGTATTTTAATTTTCCCCTTTATGGCTTGGTCGATCATATACTCAACCGCCGATCCCATATCAATAAGATTATTATTAATACATAATTTCTTTAATTTGTTTTTATGATCTATAGAAACGGCAATCATCCGCCGGTCTTTATCATTACCATTATTAGCCATTTTGGGCCCCTTGTGTATATATTTATATTATTATACAAGTATACAGATATAATGTCAAGTCATTTATTTTATTATGAATTTAAGACAGAAAATGTCTTACTACTATCTATAGGTATTATTTATAAAAATCAGATTCTTTTAATAATGTATAGGTGAAATTATTACCAAATATGACGGCGGATTTACTGGCCAAATCTATCATTTTATTGAAGTTAGAAACCTTACTATGTACCTGGCATCCAGCACTCCATTTTTCAACCGCATAACTTTTATTATAAGGATTTGATCGATGACAATTGGCCCCGAATATTCCGGTCTCTATTGTTTTGGGATCATAATCTAAAATGTTATCTTTATTATTATCCCGGTAAACTTTAAAAGGCCGGCGCTGACATAATGCAATATAACGCCCCTGATGTTTGGCTAATTTCCATACTTTACGATATTGCCCAGGAACTATTATCATTGTGCCTTTGGGGTTCATAGGATTTTTAAGCCAATACGCCCCGGGGTCTGTGGTTATAGGCCACGCCTCCACCTGGAAATTTTTTTCAGCATCTTTATATATACAATAAAGAATATCATCGAATAAATTACTATTTTGATTATCCCGGCGCACGCCTATCAAATTTAAATCATAAGATTTTAATCCATCAAAAAAAACATAATTTTTTTTCTTAAAGATATATTTAATCTGATTTATAAGTATAGAATTATTTAAAGTTATCATTTTGATAATGTTACAAATATTGAAATGATGCCGCCCAGGATCGCAATATTAAGCGCGAAAATTCCTGACATAATAAATAGATGCCATTTTTGATTTGTTTCGACTTTTGATAACCTGGTAAATACACCGCTATCCGTATCGAATAATTTATCGGTTAAAGTTTTTAAATTCATTTATTCGATTTCGCTATGCTCTGAATGTGTAAAAGACCAACTATAAGACATAACAAGGGCGACGGTAGCAAGGGCGGCGACGGCTGTTTTAAAAGTTTTATTTTCCGACCGTGTTAATTCCCTTTCGTCTATTAGAGCGTCAAAGTCTACATCGGATAACGCCCGATCGACTTCTGCCATACCATCCGCGACCTGGTCACGGTGCCGCCCGACTTTCCTATCGGATGATTGTATAATTTGCCTCGCCTCTTTTTTAATAACCTTTTTTATTTTATCAATATGGTCTTGTAAATCTTTGGTCGTTTTCCACTCGCCGTCCGCCAATATTTTAACAAGATTTTTTTCATCATCTTCCTGTTGAGTCAATGCAGGAGTTAATTTAAATTTTATACGATCATATTTTGATTGAGGAGAAGTGTCTAAAATATAATCCCCATTTCCATCCGGCGGAATTTCTACCCAGAAAAAGGCAATATGATTAAAAGCCGGGAAATTTTCGAAACCTCCCGACATAATTTTACCATTTTTTTTTAAACATCTTACATATCTATTTTCTGCCATTTTTATAATCCTTTAATCTACAGATATCGATTGGAGTGCCTCTTCAAATTGGGGCGCTCCATCGTGAATAAATAACCCGAAAAACTTTGCCCCGCCCGATGCTGATATATGATTACCGTCTCCGACGGCTGTATTTGAATCCCAGTTACCGGTCGCGTTTAAATTATCACAACCCGCCGCGCCGCCGCCGTCCCCACTGGCAACGCAACCGCGCGCGGTTAACGTAATATCAAAACTGTTAAACGCGCCGCCGCCGTCATTAGTTGCCGTGCATACAATACATACAATGATTGAGCCGTCGCATTCACTCGCCCCGCCGCCGTTTGTTGCCGTACAATCATTTGCTATTATTTTTGAATTATCACAACTGAATGCACCGCCGCCGACGTTTGCTGTACAATTAATTGCTGTAATTTCTGATTTATTAGAAGTATGTACACCGCCGCCGACTGTTGCCGTGCAATTATTTGCTATGATTCGCGAGTTATTACAGGTAAATGCTCCGCCCCCACTCGTTGCTGTGCAACTATTTGCTGTAATTTTAGAATTATTACAATCGACTGCGCCCCCTCCGTTACTCGTTCCCGTACAATTATTTGCTGTAATTTCTGATTCATTACAGGTATGCGCACCGCCCCCAAATACCGCCGTGCAATTATTTGCTGTAATTCTAATAAAATCAGAATCGTAAACGCCGGCTCCGAAATTATTAACGATACAATTATCAACTAACAAAAGTGAATGATTGCAAGAAGACGCACCCCCACCGTTTACCTCTGCGAAACAATTTTTGATTTTTAAATCAGAATAATCGCATCCCATAACGCCACCGCCACCGGATCCCGCCGTCGCACTCACAACATTACAAAATTCTATATTATGCGCCGTAATTTTTGCCGACGCGGATAATTCAGCCGCTTTAATTAATGGCAAGGTATTGCCGGTAAAACCGCCTCCCCATATCGCCCCACCGCCGCCGACTCCCGACAATGTGACACTATGATTTATGATTCGACAATTTATTTTGAAGTTATAAGAAAATGGGATTTCAAACCCACTGCCAAATTCATCGGCAATGGCAACGGCGCCGCCTCCCAGATTATCAACATTGCCCCTACCATCAAAAGTAAAGCCCTCCATAATTACATTTCTAATCATTAAAGAAATTACGGAAGTTCCGCTTACATCAAGGATAGTTCTATTCGTTACCAATGTCGATCCGGTTTTCGATATTATTGTATAAACCTCGCGATCTTTATTCCAATGAATAACATCGCCGATATTTATTCCCGATGTATCTGGGACGCCGTTAAACGTACCGGACGCTGTAGGTGCTAACGTTGTGACCTGTTGATTATCTGAAAACGAATGGAACTTGAATTTTTTTCTATTTGCCGCATCGGTTTCGTCGCGTATAATAAAAACGCTATCAATTCCCGCCCCGATTATACTTACATTATCAGATAATGCGACCGCATTTTTTAAAACATAAGCGGATTTTCCATTATAAACATTTGTCCCATCGTCGCCAATACCATCACCGCCGGCTCCAACTGAATCGTCCAGGGTGCCAATAATAGGAGATAAAAATACCATCGTGCCCTCGGGTATACGAACGCCCCCATATGTTTGACCGGATAATGTTTCGACAAACCAGGCAGCCGTTTTATCTTCAAAAGATTTCCCGAAATACTTTTCGAATTGAATTTGAGTAGAAATAAATATAAATTTAGGATCCTGGAATATCCCGGCACCGCGTCCCGCAAATTGACCGATTGCAGATGTAACAGTACCTTTAATAATAGCAACTGATTCCCTTAATACACTGACAGCCTGGGATGCCCCGCCGGTTACTATTATATTCTCAATCAATAGCGCTTTATTATTTGCGGTGATAATAACTTCCCGATCGTTATCAGGATTAACAATTGCAGTCAATACATCGGCATTACTTTGAATCTCGGTTGCTAAATCACCGATGGTAGTTAAATGATCTATATTAAATGGAACCTGGGTGATTGCCACGGTATTTAGATCCAAATCGATTAAATTCCCGGTTATAAATTCAGCATCAAAATTAATAACTTGCTCTTGATTTAAAACAACGGCATCGTCAAAAGTTTGGAGTACACCGGTATCATTAAAATATTGTGTCCAGGCACCGAATAAATTTTGTAGCCAATTCATAAACTGAAATGGTGGAGCCTCTTCGAAAATCCATCCGGTATTTTTTTTCCCGTTCGGAGGTTCGATTACGGTTGCCCCGAGGTCGGTTGCCCATCGTGGTAAATCGGAAGGTTTTACAATTAAACTCATTTTATTTTCCTGTTATTAAAATATTCCGGCAAATGTACCGCCGCCGGCTTCGGTCGCACTTCCAAATCCAGAACCGGCATCAAATTTAAATGGATCCACTCCAACGATTATCATAAATAATTGTATGCCCTCCGGGATGATCGATTGGACTATATCTTTTATTATTTGTTCATTTAAAATTGGATCCGGATCTGTGGCTGATAAGATATAACTAGCAGGAAATGTTTCCTCAAGTTTTACGGCAGATGCCCGCATTAAATTTTTATAAGTACGAATGATTCCGGGATTACCAGGTTTAACATCGTTGGCAAATATCCCGAGTACAATTTTATAATCGGCATCCGATAAACCATTGCGCCTAATACCTAATATGTCTCCTACTATTTCCAGATTAACTCCAAAATTTTTATTAAAATCTAGTAAGAATCTAATTTGTGCAGCCGCAAAATCAAAATCCTCATATTGCCGTGCCATTATTTTAAAGAATTTTTCCTGGGAGGTATCTGCGTCCTGGGATAATTCTGAGACCGGTAAAAGGTCAATCGATAACTTTAAATTATTAAAATCTTTACTCATTATGAAACTACCAAAATTACTTTTACCTCATCCGTGCGCCCGCGTTCCCTTTCCAATAAATCAACCCGGGAACCGGACGGCGGGCTGGTTCTGGAAACATCGACAATTATATCGCCTATTATTTGCGGTGAATCAGAAATGGCCGCTACTACTTTATGCGCCTCAACATCATCACCAACCTGTTGACCACTAAAAACCTCCGCCCCAAACGTGCCGCCAATTTGAGCGATAACTTTCTTTTTAGTATCATCTTCGTTTAAATCAATCCAAACAGACGGAAAGATTGTATTATCGGTCTGCAATTGTACGGTTACAAATATATCAACATTGGTCGGGTTATCATAATTAAACGATCTAAAAACGCCCTCATCATCGAGGCCATCTGTATTTAATATACCAACGGTTTCAATTCCCATCGGCACAAACAATTTAAATATATCAAATAATTCTGTCGGGGTCCCGCCCTCGACGACTATATTTACAGAATGCCCGGGTAAATCACCAACTTGAAAATCTTTTGTATTTTGAAATACTTTGGCAAATAAAATAGCATCATCATTAATTAATTTCTCTTGTAATAATGATGGACTAAAATTACCGTCTTGCCCATCTTCTTTAAATCTTTTTAAAAATTCATCGTCCGTTTCAATTTCGGTTCCACCCAATGACTCATCCGCATTGGTTACAGAATCAACTCCTGCTGCCGGGGTATTAATTTCAGTTATAGAATTATCCGCGACATTTCCCAATATACCCGCATCGATTGCTCTTGCTTGTAAATCAACTGTGCCACCACCTCCAATCGAACCACCGACGGTAACCTGGAATTTAACTCCCTGCGGTGTTTGTACTATCATCGCGGTCGTTATAGGGGACGCCGGTGTACCCGTAAATGTTAGTATAACAATAGATTTTTGAGCCTTTATTGATCTAGTTGGACGCCCCTTGCATTATCGACCTGATTACCAAAATAAATATCTTCTAATACATCCCATTTCTCGGCCTCACGTTTCGCCATTATTTTTATTTGAATTCCTATCGGGGAGAATTCAGAAAGGTCAACATCGGCTCCAAAATTTTCAGCCAATCGCGCGTCGCTTTCCATCTCTGCTTTAATTATTACAAAAGACTTTTTTAAAAATCCTGTCGGTGTAATTCCAAACATATTATAACTCCCCTGTTATTGATAACGAACCACCGGCATCGATACCATTAATTAATTTCACTAAAAAATCTATTGTGCCGACCCGTGTATTTCTATTCAATGCAGCATCGACGCTTATAACACTTTTAACAAATTCATCTTTCAATAATTCTGCCCTTATAACAATTTCGACTCGTTCTGTATCAATAATACCGTTAAAAATATCGAGCCAATCTATACCATCATCACCATCAAAAAATTCTCCAGGGAAACGCCGCAATCTATTTTTTAATCTTTGCACGACCGCCTCGGTGTCCGTTATAAAAGTATAACTCCCATTTTTAAATTCTAATACCTGGGCTCCATTTACAGTAATTTCTTTTAATGTTTTTAATGCCATTTATAAAATTATACTATGTTAATTTATGATCCTGCGATACCGTACTATTAATTTTTGCTGTTAATGCGGTTATTGTTATTAAAGCGGCTGTCATATCAGCAATTAAAGTAGCAAACCCCGCGGCGAGAGGAGCCAATGGACCTAATGATGCCGCCGTCTGAGTGGTTCCAAATGCCAGTAATTTTTTAGCTAAATTATCGAGTTCAGCTTGTATATCTTCAAAAGTTTCTTTATTTTTATTGCCTAATACCATCGCCTCGGAAGGTGAATCCCCGAGGTTAACTTTGGTATTTACATTTATTTTATCTTTTAATAATTGTATTTTATTATTCCCATCGATATGGCCTAATAACAAACCCTCATCATCAAAATGGGACGGAGGTTTAAACTTATTAGTAGCAATGCCCGAAATCACCGCCAATGAGCCCATATTAAACCTCTTTTCGGTTTCGACGCGTATTAACTCCTCCAAGGCATCATCATAGTCGTATGTCGCCCAGGATAACCAAACGAAATCACCATTTTTATATTCGGGCCTTATATAAAATCCACCGGCAAAAATAAAGTTAACGGGCACATCGGGTATAACCGGATATGCAAATTCACCCTCATCGTTTTCTGTTTTTAAGAAAGGTATAACATCGGCCCGCATTTGTTTTTTATCAAACTGTTCAATCTTGCCCGGGAATCCTTGGTAAACTTCCAATAATTTATCATCAATAGCACCCTCGATCGTATCAGTAAACTCAGACATTATAATTTTTGTCCTATTTTATAAGTCGACACGCTCTTTTCGAATGAAGACCATTTCAAATTACTGTCGGTTACAAATCCAGAAAATTTTGTCGTGGGAGTATCGATATCAACTGCTCTAAATAAATGCAATCCATATATGAATAATGTTTTAATTCTGAAACCGTGAAACGCTTTTTTTTTCTTCCCTTTTTTTCGTGGCTCATCAATCCTTTCGGGAACTGATACAAGACCGGTATCATACCCTATTTTAAAAGCCCGCTCAGAAACAAAACCACGCGGCTCTGTTATCATCGTTCCATTCCGTATAAAAAAATATGAATTCGTGTCCCGCGATATTTGTCGAACCGCAGAATAAATATCACGCACGACAAAACGTTTATACACCTTATCAGTACCCAGGTTAAATGAATGGGGACGGTCGCCGGCAATATCTTCTAGTATGACAGACGCCTTTGCATCCTTAAAAGATTTATTTAATATCTGATCAAACCATCTATCGTTATCTTGTATTATTAATTCAAGTATTCTATTCGTGCCATCACGTTTTACATTGTATTTTTTTATAACTCCGTTGCCAGCTATCCCGAAATTTTCTTTATATCCGGCCTTGATTTCGACGGGCGTATATATAGTTTTTTTCCCAATTATTTTATGTTCACATAATGCAATTGTTTCATCATTAGGATTATATAAATCAGCGGTTATTTTAGTGAAGGATCCTAAAGTCTGCGACAATTCAAATCGCATAGTAAAAGGCGGAGACTTAAAAATCTTATTTGCGATTTTTATTTCTGCAACTTTCCCAAAGAGATTAAATTCGCCCATTAGTTTAAATATATTTTAACAGGGATGTCGAGTGTTTCCCGGTTCAAAACCTTAATTAAGTTTTTTATATCCGTCGGTATAATTTCACGATCTATTTCTGGAACCAGGTAAAATCCAGAATTTAAAAAATCATTCCTGTAAACTAATTTATTAGAATATAAAATAACATCGTTTTGATCTAATAATGTTAAAACAAAAAAATCAAAAGTTTCGTTATGTTCGAGTCTATATGTAAAACTAGAATCCCCGATCTCAAATACTTTTTGAACAGGTAACTCATCAAATGTAAAAGGTAAAAATTCGGCCATCGTTATAAATCCAATAAATTCCCATCATCCTGTATTTCTGTTGATCCTTTATCCTGTACGCCCTCGGCTTCGTCGGCCTTTGCTATTATAATTTGTTTTAATCCTAGTGAAATTGATAAACCTTTTCCGTCCTCGACTGAACCATTTTCAGAATATGATTGAATAACAACTGAGTCAAAATCCTGGTCGAACAAATAAAATAAAATAGTGGAATCTTTAAACCAGTCTTTTAATTGCTCTTGACGCTCCGGAATTTTTTTTGATTTAAGCGATGAGGCTAATGTTAATAAATCAAGTTGGTCGACCAATAATATATCCATTGATATACCTATATTATTATTTTTTTTATTATCGGTAATGGGGGCGCCATCTTCGACTGCGTGTTCGGTTACGGTTGACCCGAGGGAAATGCTACGGGTTTTTGTAACGTTAATTAATACATCGGTGGTATCATCGTCCAAATCTTCGGTTAATACCGCCCGGGATTTCCCGCCGATGACGGCATCTTTTAATTTCTCAAACGCGCCCATTAATTTAATCCTAAATCAGCGGCAAATTCTGTCGATAACATTTCAAGGGCGGACCGGACTTGAGATACAATTGAATCACCGATATCACCGGATCCAGCGTTAATTGTTAAATTACCTATTAAATTTTGTACAGAAATAGTTGCCCGGGATTTAAATAATCCACCATCACGCGGGTCAGTTTTGGTTGCTAATATATTATCACCTGGAGAAAATTCTATAACATCACCGCCCGAGGTTATTAATGCATCGTTTACTTTTCTTTTTACACGACCGGTAGTACCGGATCCCGCCACGCGAACTGCCTTCTCAGGAGCCGCCTCCTGTTTCACCGTTCCTTTAACTTCAATTTGTGCTTTGCCTTTTGAAAATAATTTGCCTATAAACGGAATTTTAGATAAAAACCCTGTTAACTTACTAATCAAATCCTTGACCACCGCTAATATTTCATCCTTAAAAAAGAATATCGCCGCTAATGGGAATATGGCAATAATAAAAAACTTACCAAACTTTTTAGCAAAATCTAATAACTGGAAAAAACCCGTAACCATAAAGTCTATAAAAGCAAAAAAACCATCTTTTACAAACTGCCAGGTCGCTACAAAAAGACTTATTATTTTATCTTTAAAAATAAAAAATAAAGCTACCAACGCAACGATTGCCAATCCAATTAATATGAATGGTAATAACGGGGCTAACAGCGCGACGGTCATTGCAAATAAAGCGGGAACAACTGTTGTGAATATAGTCACACCCAACGAGATTAACCCAGGAATAGAAATCCCAGCTAGAAACGTTGCAAGGGTTGCAAGCGGGGCAAGCATCGCAATAATCGAAGATATAAAAATCGCCGTTATAACGGTTGCCAACAATACAAAGGCCGCTTTAATAGCAAATATACCTTTTTTAGTTTCTAAAAATCCTTTAATTGCCAAAACAACGGCTTTAATTTTTGGAACCAATGGCAATAAAACCTCAACTATTAATCCACCGAGTTGTTCTTTCACATCACCTATAATTCCACCTAATTGATCAAACGCTCCTGTCCCTTGAGCCATTGCCCGAGCGGTTCCGCCGAATTGAACTTCCAACTCTTTTAAAATAACTTTTTGGGCCTTGACAGTTTCTCCGGCTGCCCCAAATGCTTTTATCTGTTTGATTTGTGATTCCGTTAACTTTACTCCGACCCTAGTTAGTGCCGATATTCCTTTAACCGGATCATTTAATGCTTTTCCAAGTAATAAAGCAGTCGTCTTCATTGTCGATTGATTGATCACGCCTAAATTTAGCGCAGCGGTCATATTAAGCATTGTTTCGGTTACTTCTGGAAATACATCCTTGCCGATATTAGTAAAAGTCAATAATAGATTTTGCCCGGATAAAATAACCTCATCACCGGCCGTCGTTACATTCTGCAAAGCGGATGCCATATTTTTAATCTCATCCGCAGTTAACCCCACGGCGTTTTTCGTCGATTTTAATCTTTGCTCCAATTCAAATTCGACTTGCTCCTGTACTTTAAAAGCCGATACTAAATTTTTAACCCCGGAAACAAAAAGACCGACCCCGAGTATACCCGCCGCTCCTTTGGCAAATGATTTTAATCCGGCACCCGCTTTTTTTGCTTTTTTACCGGCCTTTTCAGCGGAGCGACCCATTTTATCAAAACCAGCCGATGCTTTTCTCGTTTTTTGAGGTACCGCGCCCAATGATTTGGACGCCTTATTCATATTTGTATTAAAACTTTTTAATGGCTTTGAGCCTTTATCTGCTAACCTTATCTCGCCGACTATTTTTCTTATGGCCGCCATTTTTTTCTCCGCCTTTTTATTTCACTTTCAAAATCGCCCTTATCAGCCCATACCGCAAAACGCAAATCATTAAGACGGTTCGCACTCGCTTTAATTCCAAAATCATACAGGCGTCGGATTTCCCAAGGTGAAAATTTATCGGCGTCTCCCAGGGTTAACGCGCCTTCGAAAATTAAAGTAAAAAGAAATTCAATCTCGCTATCCGGGAGCGGGCTTAGTGTCGGGTTTTTTAGATACTTTTTTACCAGTTGACTTCGGATTTCCGCCGGCGGTATCGACCCACTTCCATTTATTTTTATCGTCTTCTGGGGGGTTAAGAAATTCCCCGTCAAGAAACGAGGGCAATATAATAGCCCAGATCCCCCTTAATTCCGATAATGTTGGTATTAATTGACCATCATTTTCTCCAGGCTCAAGCATCCCGGCCTCGCGCCATTTTATCTTAGTATGGTTCTCAGGGAATACAACTTGCCCCCCCTGACCATCCTGCCCAAAACAATAATCAAATAATTTCTGGGTGTCCCATTGGATATAACCCCTCCCATCTATTAATTGAAGTTCCTTTTGTTTACCATAATAACTATATGCCCCTGGGTGTTGTAATTTGTATTTTTTATCGTCGATAACGACTGATCCAATCATCATAATGGCGTCCTCCTTAAAAAGATTATGATTTTATTTAAAATATTTTAAATCGATGCTGAAACCAATTTAGGACACGCAACCATCCACTCCACATCGCCCTCCTCTTTTCCGCGAGCCCTCGCCGGTCTGTTTTTAACACGAGCCCCATCGGATATAACGGTTAACTTCGAGTCGGAGGTGTCTTTTAATAATACAGGGATGGAAACTTTTGATTTATCAAATGCTTCAATGACTAAATTTGATGGACTGGTTTCTTTTAAAGCAAATTTTATTGTACCTGATCTATCCTGGTTCTCAGTAAAAGAATGTTCACCTTTAATTCCGACCTTTTCTTTAACAGAATCCTCGTCGTTAAATGTTACCTCAATATCGGCATCTGTAAAACCAGTTATATTAATGCCGCCTAATACTAAAATAACTTTGTCTGGGTCGTATGTATTCGCCATAATTTAATCCTTTATTTTATTTTTATGTTTCAAATTTCCCATCAATATCGACTTGATGGATCGCACCGCCGACGGTATATGTAAAACTAACTTGATCGAGAATTCTATTAGCGCGATTATTTGAAGAAATATCCGACCTCTGAGGTATGCTCACCTTATACATAAAATCACCGTGGTCTGATTTAAGTTTATCAGCATCGCTCGAATCTTCTGTTAATGACGCAATGATGCCGCGCTCCCCATTTATATCCAAGACGTTTCTCATTACTGCCTCGATTTGCCCAATACCACCATCGGAAAATTCTATACTTTCGTTATCTAAAAATAATTGTATTATAGCGAGTTCCATATCTGATTTAACAACATCCGAACCGACCACCAAATCAATAAATTTAAATTGGGTACCGGTAACCTGTCCCTCGTTTGTATAAACAACGCCGCCCTGTTTTTGTACGGTGTTTGTTCTGTTATTAAATATTGTGTTTAATTCTGTGAGTGTGAAATTGGTTTCACCTATTCCAAATAATTGTTTCCATTTCCAGGTTAAAAATGGATCCTTCCCGGCTTTACGACCAACGACCGCCGCATCTGGGAATATTTGTGTCCCCGGTATTGCTTTTTCAATTGTGGTTACCTGGTTGGTGATGTTATCATCTATTTCAGTTAATAAATCGCCCCCTCCGGATCCGGTGGTCCCTGGTTCGATTAATAAAATATCCTCGGCCCCCGCATTAACTGGGTCGCCTGTTATAACAATTTTTCCATCTAAGATTACAACGGTTTCTAGTTTCCCGGTTGCGGACCTTAGTTGAATTTGAATTTTTGCAGCAATACCCGCCCAGGTATCCGAATCCAATAAAGCGATTGCCAATTTATGCAAAGTACTCCCAACGGTAACATCTAAATCATAAGTCGCCGATGTTATTGCGGGCACGGTTAAACCTATAAAGGCAAGCGGCTCAGATGCTATTTTAGCCACGGCATTGGTAATTAATAAATCGTGAATATAATAAGCCTCTCGATCATTATCACGACCGTTACCCTCTGCATCTGAAGTAGACCGACCGACAAATACCCTTTTTGTACTTAGAGCAAAATCTCCAACGTTATTCAAATCCGCCGTTAAAGTGGAGGTAATTAAAATAAAAAAATAATCCGGGTCGGTTTCTGATAACGTGGTCAACGCATCGACGAACGAGGTCGCGGTAAGTTTCCTTACAACTTTACATATTTCCGGCCTGGGTGTTTGAGAAAACATATCGATCGCCATCTTAAATTCTAAATCTGTTTTTAAATAACCAAAGGCCAATAATTCAATAGCCTCCGTTATAGTTTGGATGCCAATTGCCACGGCACCTGAACCCATAATAATCGGGTCGAAAGATTTACCTTTCAATGATGTTGACCCAGGTACTAAACTAATATTAATAAATTGTTTAAAAGCGCTCATAATATATTCCTTTTATTATTATTTTGTTATTATTTCGTCTTCAACGGTATCACCTATGGTGTCGACTGTGGTACCGATTTTAATTTCACGAATGGCCTCGGAAGTTTTAACCAGGGCGTCATTAATATCAACGCGAATATCGAACCCGATTTTATATTCTATTTCTCCATTTAAATCTGTGGTCCTATTTTCAATAGTTGAATCAGCTATAAATACAACGGCGTCGGGTACATCGGTCGTGAAAAAATAATCGGTTATTAGCTGTCCTATAAAATAACATTTATCCAGCCCGCTCTCGGTATCCGAAACGATGCTAATTGATACGACGACTTTCTTTTTTATATTACGAGTGTTTTTATTTATAGGTTTATTGGGATCGTTATTTTCAAGACCGCCGGCCTCGTTTTTAACTATATGTGATCTAAAAGATTCCGTGTTTTCACTTATTATTTTATAACTTACAAAAGGATAATCTATATCACTTGGATTCTTAGATCCGCGCGTTACGTCCTGATCGGAACGTATAAAAAGCGGGTTAATGCTTTCCTCGGTACCCGATCCAAAATCTTTTTTAATATTTTGCGCATTGATTGAAGTAGATACCGCAACAAAAATATCATCTATACTTTCCGGAGAATATCTTGCCATATTAACGACGCTTGACGCCCTTGTAAATTGTAAAATCCCCGTGAGGATTACGATCAATAAAACCACGTACTTCATAAATAATTCCTCTAAAGGTTATAAGCGATCGGTCCGGGATGCTCTGTGACCCTACGACGTAAAACTTATAATCAATCTGAATGCTTGCCCCATTATCATCGATAACAACATCATTCATTCCACCTGGTATCGCGGCCGTTTTAAAATCCTCTTTGGATGAAAACGTTTCGCGAAACTTTCCTTTCACCAATTGCCGCCCTGTTATTTTTTCAACTTCGGCGGCCTCTTCGAATTCAATTATTGAATTCTCGACCATTTAAGCAACCTTAAAATCAATCGCCTTTCTTAAAAATCCTTCATTCACCAAGGTACGCCCCCCGCCTTTTTTTTGTGCCTTCGTACTAGGTTTATTCGGGGGCGGAATATTGGATAAAATCTTTCTAACAATTTCTCCTTTAATAGTTAATCCCATATTATTTAAAATCTTTTTTACATTTACCCCAGGTACTAATATTTGGTCAACATTCTTAAACACAAGATCGATTGATTTCTTATTATCAAAAGTCGATCTGATAAAAGACCGCTCAGAGATAGTAACATTTTTATTCACTCCCGCCTTATTGGTCCCAAATTCATTCGTGGCGGCGATGACCGCAATACTATCACCGTCTTCATTATTACCGGCATCACCCAATATACCAGCCTCGATTGTTTTCTTATTAACTTTTTTCAGTATCTTAATAAGTTCTGGTATGTGATTTATATCTTTAAAAGTTGCCATTAACCTACTAAATGCGCCAATCCTATAACGCCCCTCAATTCCTTTAAATATTTTTTT